AATTTTCATACCCCTACCCTCCCCCAAACCATCAATACTCGCTTCATAGCCGCGCTGTTGCGGCACTCCTGAAATATTCCGTTGGTGCAGCTGCGCGCGGTGCCGTCCTGCTCTTCCGGCGTCGCCAGGCGATAAGTCACCGTTCGCCAGACCTTGCTCACCCGGACAATCTTGCGGGCCCGCTCCAGATCGATAGCGTTCTTCGTGATGCAGTTGATGGTCATGCCGCACTCTGTGGCCACATCCTTCGCTGTGAAGGTCTGGTGCGTTTCGAGATAACGCAGAATTGCCTGTTTGCCTTTCATCTCACACCATCCCGTTCGACTTGTTGCGATTGTACTTGGCCTGAAGCAGCTGGATCGGCGTCGGTCCGTGCTCAGCAGCGGGTGCTGCAATTGCCCGGCGTACCGGCGGAACTGGCTTACCCTCTGTGACGCGCTTCTCCCACATGTCCAGCAGATCGCCCGCTTCGCGCGCCAGCTCACCATGCGTTAACTGGCGCTCTGTGCTGCGGTGGCGCAACTCAACGCAGATGTGGTACATGACCGGCTGGGACCAGGGGAATTGCTCACTGGAAGTGAACTCGAACGAACGGTTACGCCAGTCCCAGTATTCGGCGATCACCTGGTCAACGTTGACGCCCAGCGCCCCGCCGCTCTGTTTGCACCAGGCGACGAACTGGCCCGGCGACGGCAGGAATGGGCGCTCCTGGCGGCGGGCAATGCGCATGCCGGCATCGACTTGCGCCATTGAGTGGATCCCGTTCTCCTGAAACGCCAGCAGCCACTGACGGCGGAATTCGTTCAGGTCGTCCTGACTGCGGAAATTCGTCATGCTGGCCGGGAACGCGGCGCGCAGCTCGTTGAACAGCTTGTTGAAGACCTGCGCCACCTGCTCGACCGGTGCGCGTTCCTGGTACTGCTCTGGCAGGTTATGGGCCATGCGGCTCATCTGCTCGCGATCGTGGTTACGCATCTGCTCTGCAAGAGATTTCATCGCATCACCTCATAGGCCCAGTCAGTGTTGTTGAAGTCCAGATCCGGCTTTCCGCCTCGCTGCTCACCACCAGCACTGCGCTGCATCGTCAGCTTGTCCCACTGCTTACGCAGGCTTTCCGGGCTCAGGATGTTGGTCTGCCAGAAGTGGTGTTTGCTTGCCCAGTCGTACAGCGCGCAGATGTCCTGGTGCGACCTGTTGTCTATCTGGCGCATCAGGCGAACGGTGTTAGACCAGGAGGTCATGTCCGGGGCTTTGCAGGTTGGGTTAATCAGCTTCACCCTGGTGGAAATCCACTGGGCAGTTTTGAGGTCTTCAGCCGATCCCCACTTAGCACCGGATGGTGTGTAAATCGCAGCTTCTGGATGAGCTGATAAAAATTTCTTGAGACGTGCGTCAGAGGATTCGTCAGAATTCTCGGACGATAAGTTATTTATATTCTTGTTATTACCTTCTTGTTCATGATGTGCGGGGAATTGTGCGGCCTTATGTGCGGTATACCCATCTGAACCCGCGCCGTTACTGGCTTCATCATGTGCGCCTGTATGTGCGGCTTTATGTGCGGGTAAATCGTCCATTTTTTGAGCATATTCGACGTAGTTCGTGATGGTGATCACCCTGCCTTTTCGCTTCTCTCCTTCGATGGAAATCATCCCTTCGCGGACGAAAACAGACAGCATTCTCTCCACTGCGTCGCGGCTTGTCGGGTTGCCCTGGCGGTCACACAACTGAAGGCCTAGATCCGCAGCAGTGACGACCAGTTGACCGGGTTGCAGAGGCCATTGCTTGCCCTTGAAGAATGCCGTGTATGGCTGTCTGGCTGCGTCAATGAGCAGGTTCTCCCACAGCGCGCGCAGGAAAACATCCTTAGCCCAGGACTTCTTCTTGATGCTCCGGTACAACGGGACGTAACCAGATTTCTGGTTCTCCATCCTGTTGCTCCTTGCGGCTGAGTGCGCCGCGAAATTTGCGTAAGCGACGTTCGACACAGTTAAACCTCCTGCGCCTGGCGTTTTGGATTAGCATTTGTCATAATGACCTCGCACTTGTTATCTGCATTTGCACCTGAAAGTCGGTTCTGTTCGCGCAGACCGGCTTTCGCCATTTTTGATACTTCCAATCACATAACTCCCGGCGCCATAGCGGCCAGACTTGTCACCACCGCGGCGATTGATTCAGTGGGCAGAAAGCGCAGAAGTGCTTCAGCAGCTTCTCTCACCTCTTTCTCAAGGCGTTGTATCGGCTGACCAAGTAACTTCGCCTGATGCGCTTCAGTGCACTCTTTCATGGCCTCGGCTATCAGTTCGGCCTCAGTCTTTGCGACCAGACCGAACTCTCTCGCCACTTTCTCGTTATCCCGCGCCATCACGTCGATAATGACGGGGATCAGTAGCATCAACCCCTTGTCGTTCTTCGGGCCCGGATCGTTAATCATCCGGAAGAAGTTCTGCTTCGTGTTGTGTTCAGAACCTGCCAGTAACAACCCCTTCCCGCCGCGCGCCAGCCACTCTTTCGCAACCAGCTGAGAAATGTGAACCTGAGACTGGCCCGGCGTAGCTTTTTGCCAGGCCTTAACTGCCTCCCGTATTCGAGTTAGCTTACGGTTATTACGCGGAACACTTTGATAAATCGAAATCAACGGACGTTGTTCAAGTCCGGTACTCTGTTGATACGCAAGTGAATGCATTGCTTTCCCTTTCGTGGTTAGGGCCGCCGTTAAGCGGCATGGTTCTCTGGGTGTGGAAACAGGTCGGGAAGATCAGGTCGAATTTCGTGTGCCTTAATCTCGCCACCAGTAGCGTTTACGATGGCTGTTACTTTTTCCGGAGATACGGAACCACCGTTAAGCCACTTGTGAACCGCTGGCTGGCTAACGCCGCAAATATCTGCGAGTCGCTTCTGGCTGCCAACGATTTCTAAAGCTCGTTGAATAACTTTGTTCATGGATTTTACCTATCCGATTACTGGATTAATGAAAAGATAACCCAAGTTATGGGTATTGTCCATAACCTTTGTTATTTTACTCTACATAACCTCGGTTATATATTGATAAGATGAAAACATTTGCAGAACGACTGAACGCGGCTATGTCGGCCGCTGACATATCTCAAGGACAGTTGGCTGATAAAGTCGGTATATCCCAGCCTGCAATTCAAAAGATGACGTCAGGTAAAACGAGCGGCAGCCGTAAGATGGTCGAGCTAGCTCATGCTCTGGGTGTAAGGCCGGAATGGCTTAGTTCTGGAGTGGGGGAAATGCGGATTGATGGTAATGTGCCATCTGCGGCCCAACCGGTCTCGGAAACAATTGATGTCTTTCGGGTTGATGTTTTAGACCTGAAAGTAAGCGCTGGTCCGGGGTCTTTTATGATTTCTGAATTTGTTGAGGTCCTGCATGCTATTGAGTTCACAACTGAGCATGCCAGATCTCTTTTCGGGAACCGCACTCAAAATGATGTGAAGGTGATGACCGTAGACGGTGACAGCATGTGCCCAACGATTCAGTCGGGAGATCGCCTGTTCTTTGACGTTTCGGTGAGGAACTTCAAGGTTGACGGAGTATACGCATTTGTCTTCGGGCAGCACTTCCATGTCAAGCGCCTGCAGATGCAGGGCCTGCAGTTAGCCGTGCTTTCAGATAATCCGGCTTACAAAGATTGGTATGTGACAGAAGAAAATCAGGACCAGCTATACATCATGGGTAAAGCGCTTATTCACGAATCGATAGCGTACAACAAACTGTAGCAGTGGCCGGAAGAGACTTTTGGATAGAGACGAAGCTGCGGCTGGTTTAGATGTTTGGAGAGTGTGCGATAACTGCATCATCAGAACGCGAAGATTCCGTCTCTCAAAGCAATTATTTTGTATAAAAATTTAGCCATTTAACATTTACAAAAGGACTGTAGAATGTCTAACGACCAGATTCTATCTAATGCTGATATTACAATAAAGCGTCTCGAAGAGATTTTTGCAAACGCAGGCTTTAAAACTGAGAGTTTTGAAAACAGGATCGTCATCAATCATGAAGGAACCGTTGCATCGGTCTATCTAAGGTCTGACGTTATAAGCATATTTACGTCCTTCCAAGTTAAGCCAGAAGTGAATATTGATGATTTTAAAGACAAGATTTTAGAACTAAACAGCGCCCACTCCCTTAGCAACTCCAGCCTCAATGAGGCAAAAAACAAACTCGTGATCTCAATGACATATCTGACAAGCGTTGGTGTTTACATTCCACATTTTATTTTCACAATAAATGGATATTTCGCTTTTCAAACAATCAACTTTAAAAGAATAGATTGCTCAGAATTCATCGAGTAAGGGTGCGATATGATAAACCCTATTGAAAACGCATTTAATGAAATAGCCTCGCTTCTTGGTAGTGACGAGGAGTCTAATCACATATCGATGACGATCAACACCTCTCCAGAGTGCTATTTAGAGGCAATTGAACGGTCTGAAATTGAGTACGAACGCATAAGGAATGACACTACAGATATTAATAAAATCTGTAACACTCTCTCAAAGACTGAAGACATAGTTGAAAGGGTGAAAAATCATATTTTCTTCGATGATCATGAGATAGTGTATCAGGACAATACTAAACGTTATGGCAGGCTCGACGCAGACCCGGAAATAGTAAATGCTTGGGATAGACTAGCCTGCAACCTACATATCAGTTCTGACGTAGAGTTTTTCGCGCACGAGGAATATGAGTCTCATATAGAAAAAAAAGATGGACTCACCTATAATGAAGCTCACAAGAGAACGATCGAAGCCGGTTTTGTATGGAATCTTAAGGAGGAATGATATGGGCTTTTATGTTCAAATTCAAAAAAAATCCTCTGATGGAAAGACATCTAACTATGTGTTTTTTAATGAAAATGGCAGTGGAGAGTTCAGCGTAAACGAACAAAGCGGTAAGATTGACTACTACTGCAAAATGCCGAATGACGTGAAGAATGTTTATTTTTCTCGTGCAGCCTTTAAAGTCATTAAACACTGGCAAACCAGTGGAAAACTTCCTGATGCAGAGGTGTGGGCATCCTGAATCAACCCGGCCACCGCGCCGGGTTTTTATTGCCCACCCATAAAGCCATCACCCATTCTGCCGATAACTATCCAGCCTGAAGCTGATAACAATAACTATCGCAACACTACCTGCCCGCCCCGTGCGGGCTTTTTTATTGCCCTTTCCGCACTATCTCAGCCGCATCCCTGTTAGCTCCCTTCCCTGTCACGTTTCCTGTTTCCTTCCGGTACTGCTTCAGCTTGTCGATGATGTTTTGCTGGGTCATGGGTAAATCAGCCAGTGACAATTCCATCACCGCCCGCCCCATCGCCTGAATTTTCATGCTTATACGCTCTTCATCCAGAACCATGCACATCCCTCCTGCTGTTTTTTTAAGCATAGCACTCATGATTTACAAAAATAAATTCATTTAGTTATCATTAATTTATAACTTATGTGATTGATATTATAAATTAGGTTATTGCCATCACTCATAACTAAGGTTATCTTTAACCCATCGAAACGAAACATCGACAGCTGAGCGAAGTTAGCCAGCGGCGAAGTGGAGTTAGAGGACCGCTTAGAGCCGCCACTTGAATTTCAGCAGGTGACGGGGAGTGCGAGGGGTGTAACGGGCAATGGAGAGCCGGTGTGACCAGCTGAAATTTGAATAAAAAAATTAGAGGAGAAACTCAAATGAAGCACTAAAGCGGACAGACCGCACTTCCAAGCCGCAGTAATGATGTGGCCCCGAGTCTCTATGAGAGCCAGACGCAGGTCCGAACTGCGACATACCGCTGGTCAGGGTTAATCGAGGAAAAGGGTATGCCGGTAAAGCAGCGCGAACGCCAGAAGCGCACCGGTTATAAGCGGCGATGAGCGACAAGGTCTCAAGGGCATGAGCGCGGCCACTGCGAGAGTGTGGCGAAGTGCTTTGGGCTGGCAGACGGTTATCAGCTAGTTGGTGAGGTAATGGCTCACCAAGGCGACGACGGCCTTCCCTGCTTCATTGTGGGGAGCCAGCACCAAAGCATTTCTCCCGCATCAGCGGGTAACGACAGAGGGTAAGGATATGAAGTTTGGCAAAACAAAATGTAATCCATCAACCGACAACGGTGAAGCAAACAGCGTGACCATTGGCAATATCACAATCAGTCAGTTCGGCGAAGGTGGTGTCTGGCTGGAAGATGGTGATGAAGACGCCGGTTCATTCGATGAAGCTTTGTTCGCAGAGCACATCAAAAAGTTTTACGACGAAAATTTGTGAGCAGATAAGCCGCCTAACCAGCGGCTTTTTTCATACCTCACCGTTCTCGATGAGTGCGGTTAGTTATGACAACCGGCGGCCATCCACCGCCCATTGAAACACTGAATAAATGCGTTGAAGTCTTGTATTAACCGTTCCGTTCGCCGCGATAAGGCCAAGAGGATTTATGAGCAACAAAAAAGGCGGTCCAGCGTTTCCACAATCAGGCGTATGCACTCCTGAAATTAACTCATGGGATAGCGAAGATTTTGGAGGTCGAGGCTTAACCTTGCGCGACTACTTCGCGGCCAAGGCTATGCAGGGTCGATTAGCGAATCCTGACTGGTTGTGTAGCGATGACCGCACAGCAACCGAAGCGTACCAGATAGCTGACGCAATGCTTCGCGCCCGGGGGGCATCATGACAGTCACCCACAACGGCAAGCAGTACACCGCCAAAAAGCTCAACGATAACGAGTGGCAACTGACGTCGCTATCGGCACCGCGGGAAAAACTGGTGCTGAACCGCTGGCAGATGCATATCGCTGGCCTCCTGGAACAGGTTGAGGTGAAGGTATGATCAATCACTACGGCACCACCCCGCTCATACGCCAGTGCGTCACGCCCGGCATGATGGCAATGCATGAAGGCCGCACCTATCGCGTCTCAGCAGTCATTCAGGAGCGTAAATGGGTCTACCTGCACACTGATGCAGAAATCATACGACTCAGTGACTGCGTGATTGACGTTCTTCTGGACGGTCACGGCAACCCTATCCAGCACTAATCACCCTATTCAACCGATCGGCCTGGCTTTTTGCGGGCGGGATCTGCACATCCAAATTTCAGGAGTTCAGCCATGAACGCATACCTCACTTACGACCGCATCGAAGATCGGCGCTGGGTTGAGCAGCAGCTCACAGACGAGAAAGAGAAGTGGATCGACGACCGGGCACAGCAAATCATCGACATGATGCCAAAAGAGCCGTCCGGCCTCTTCCACTTCACGGTCCCGATCGACACCAGCCCATACGAAGGACTTCGCAGCGATAAAGCTGGCGAGGCCTACAACGATTTCATTTCGGCAGTTGCTTACGCCCAGGCGGAATACGACTGGGAACACCGTACCGGCTGCCCGTTTTAATTTTTGAGGGGATTAACGATGGCAAACGAATTAACAATCACGGCGAGCGCGCTGCAGGAAAAAGGCATCGACGTCGCTACCTGGAGCGCGCTGAAGAACAGTATCTATCCTGGCGCCAAAGACGAATCGGTAATGATGGCGCTCGATTACTGCCGTGCCCGCCAGTTGGATCCATTACTGAAGCCCGTTCACCTCGTGCCGATGAGCGTCAAAGACTCAAGAACGGGTAAAAGCGAATGGCGCGACGTGGTCATGCCGGGCATCGGGCTTTACCGCATTCAGGCGGACCGCTCCGGCGATTATGCCGGTGCCCGCGAACCAGAGTTCGGGCCAGACGTAACTCAGACGCTTACTGGCGTCGAGGTGACCTTCCCTCAGTGGTGCAAATACACCGTCTACAAGCGCATGCCCAGCGGGGAGATCGTCGAGTTCAGCGCCAAAGAATATTGGATTGAAAACTACGCCACCGGCGGACGCGACACCACGGCGCCGAATGCTATGTGGAAAAGGCGCCCGTATGGCCAGCTGGCGAAATGCGCAGAAGCACAGGCGTTGCGTAAGGCATGGCCTGAGATTGGACAGCAGCCTACAGCCGAAGAAATGGAAGGAAAATCACTGGACGTTGATATTCGTGACGTCACGCCGCGCAACACCACAGAAGCGCTTCCACCAGCTGCAAGTGAAGAAACGCTTCAGGCGATTACCGATCTCTTAACATCGCTGAATAAAGACTGGGAGCAAGACTTCCTCCCTGTGTGCAGCGAAATCTTCAAAAGGCCAATTCTTGAGGCTTCAGACCTTACTGAAGAAGAGGCACAGAAAGGATTCAACTTCCTTCAGAAAAAAGCTAAGGCGGCAGCATGACTGGTAAAACCGTTGAAGTGACCTGCAAGTGCTGCCCGGACAAATTCCTGGCCCGAGTTGCTGACCGAAAAAGAGGTTGGGCACAGTTTTGCAGTAAGTCATGCGCTGCCTATTGGAAGCAATACGGTTGTCGCAGAGGGCATCAGTCACTTGAGATGCGGCAGTCGGCAATTGACAGAAATTCAATTGAGCGGCTACAGCGCGAAAAACATGTGAGCGATCCATCGCGAGGTTTCGTTTACGTGGGTGGATTCGGACCGTGGGATGACCATAAGGACTGCTGACATGACACCTCAAATTATCCTTGCCCGTACCGGTGTTGACGTAACCACTATCCAACAGGGCGATGAGGCGTGGCACCGGCTGCGCCTCGGCGTCATCACCGCCTCAGAAGTACACAACGTCATTGCCAAGCCAAGATCGGGAAAGAAATGGACAGACATGAAGATGTCCTACTTCCACACGCTGCTCGCCGAGGTATGCACCGGCGTAGCGCCAGAGGTTAACGCCAAGGCACTGGCCTGGGGTAAGCAGTACGAGGAAGATGCTCGTACCCTCTTCGAGTTCACCACCGACGTGAAAGTCACGGAGTCGCCGATCCTGTTCCGTGACGAGAGCATGCGCACCGCGTGCTCCCCTGACGGCCTGTGCAGTAACGGGTTCGGCCTTGAGCTTAAATGCCCTTTCACCTCTCGCGACTTCATGAAATTCCGCCTTGGCGGTTTCGAAGCCATCAAGTCTGCGTACATGGCCCAGGTTCAGTACAGCATGTGGGTGACCGGGAAAGACGCCTGGTTTTTTGCCAACTACGACCCACGCATGAAGCGCGAAGGTATTCACCACGTCGTCGTTGAGCGAGATCCGCAGTACATGTCCGACTTCAACGAAATGGTGCCTGAGTTCATCGAGAAGATGGACGAGGCGCTGGCGGAGATCGGATTCACGTTCGGGGAACAGTGGAAATGAAACGCACACCCTTTTACCGCAGGCCCGGGCGAACCGGGCAATTCTCGGGCCTCCGCGAGCGTGTTATCTGGATGATTCAAACGCGCGGCCGCCCGGTAACAGGCAGCGAAATCGCAGAGAAATTTGGCGTAACGCTTATCGAGTTCAACCGGGTCGCCAACGGCATCACCCGCGGTTCCTGGCAGATAGCGCAGATCGTTGAGTCAAAAAAATGGCTTAACGAGGACGGCATCTGCGACCGGACTTTCGACCTGGTCACGAAGCCAAAGGTCGTAACACCTCAGGGGAAATCACGACTATTCACCCGGCGCGCCATAGAGCAATCGCAGGAAGGCCGACGGCAGGAGTGCATTCAACGTGCCGCCCGCCGTAGCCGCCTGATTGCTCAGGGCCT